CGTAGACCCCGCTGCCAGCTGTGTTGCCTGCCCCGTGAGCGGACCAGACGTCGGACCCGAAGTCGAGAGGCCCAGGTTCTGCGGCACGGCGCTGCCCGCCGGGCTGACGTAGACGTTGTAGGTGAAGCCCGCCGTCGAGGGCAGCGTCACCTGAATGGCTTGGTTAGCGAGCAACACGACGTTGCCGGACACCTGATAAATCTGGCTCTCGTACTGGTTCTGCGTGTCCTGTCCCGTCACCTGAATGACGTAGGTGCCGGCGCCGAACGTGCCGCCAGCGACCGCCGCGCCATTGACCTGTGCGATGCCAGTGAAGAACGGACACATGTTGGTCTGGCAGAACCGGATGCCACGCCACTCGCCAACCTCGTAGTTGTAGAGGCGGTTCAAGTCGCTGTAGGACCATGCCGTCACGATCGTCTGGTTTTCCGACAAGTCGCCGACGACGAACGGATGGCAGACGGCGACGTAGTGCGGCATCTTGCGAGGGTTGTTCGACGCCTTCGCGCCGCCCGCGTCGGCCTGCAACTTCATGTCGGTGACTTCATCACCCATGTAGCGCGGGGCGCCGAGATTGATCAGCATTGCCGAAGCGCGGTTGATCTCGTGCGGGTTCATCACGTCGCCAGCCACGAGCGACGCCCGTGCGCCGCGGCTGTTGACGTAGTTGATCTGGGTGCCGCCTAGCAGGTTTAGGAACGTGTTGCGCTCCAGCGTTTCGCCGATCTGAAGGGCAACCAGCTCGATCGCCTTCTTGAACAGCGGATGCTTGATCGTCATCTCCGCGACGTCGGTGATGGTGATCTTGTCGCCCCACTGCTGGGCCTGCGCCGACACCTGCTGCAGCGTCATCTGCTGCCCAATCGGCGGCACGCCTTCAGACAGCGGCGCAAAGGGCAGCGGCACGCGAATGTAGCGGCTGGCGGTGTAGGTGGTGCCCATGCCTTTCGGCAGGGTAGCCGGGTCGCCGAACTGGTAGACGACCAGCTGACGCCGCGTGAGCGGAAGCGTCTTGGCAGCGATGTATGGGGTAATGTCGCCAGAGAATTGCGAGGCAGTATTCGTGGCCATCACTGTGCTCCACAGCTCAGGCGACGAACAATTGCCGTCGCCAGGTTAGATCGGGACGTCCCCGAAACGCTCTTCGTAATCGGCCGCGCTGCCGGGCTCGCCGCGACCTCGCCTGTTAGACGGTGCGTCGGATGCCCCGCGCTGCGGCCTAGCTGCTTGCCGGCGCCGGTTCTCTGCAGGGCGCTTTTTCTCACCCTTCTCGGCCTGGGCAAGAACCTTCTCGCCGAGCAAATTCTTGAGGATGACGTGCCGCTCGACGTAGACGCCCTGTCGCTGAAAATCCGCGAACCGCTTCTCGACTTCATCGGTGTAGCGCTGTGCCACGCGATTGCGCGCAGCGATGCTGGCGAAGTGAGCACGATCAGATTGGGCTGCCGTCTGCTGCCGCAGCTGCTGCATCTGCTGCTGCATGCCCTGCGTGAACTCACGCATCTCCGTCTGGTAGCGCTCATCGGGAGAGAGCAGAGACAGGCGGGCTTCGCGCTGCTGCGGGGTCTCTTGAGGCTGGAAGTGCTGGGGGCCGCGGTTGAGACGTTCTTCGAGTTCTGCAAGGCGCCGAGTGTTCTCGGCATCACGTCGCGCAAGCTCTCGATTGGTTTCGCGAAGACGGCTGAATTGGTTACCCCCGCGCGACTGCGGTCCGGGCTCGCCACCGCCTTCCTCGTCGCCTTCATCGCCCTCGTCGGGTTCATCTTCGTTGTCGTCGTCCTGATCACCATCGCCCGCAGGATCGTCGACTTGTTCGTCATCTTCGGGATCAGGATCGAGAACGTCGTCCGGTGATCCACCGCCGCCTTCAGTGCCCGAAAACGAGACGCCTGAAAGCAGGTACTTCCGAAGAAGATCGAGGGTCATTGTCCTGCACTCCTGTCCCTTACGGGGACTACGCGATCTGCTGGTTACGCCAGCGAGGCGATCTGCCGGTTAAGCCGGCGAAGCTAAGTCTTGGGGAACATACGACCTAAAAATATAAAAAGTCAACGGGGTCCGTTCTTCTCGATCTTGTTCTCAAGAGACACCCGAATTCGCTCTAGCTTTTCATCGGTGCTCTTGTTGGCAGCTTCTTGGCTGGATCGCATCGCCTGCACAGAGTTGTTCAGCTGCTGCATTGCTGTCTGAAATTCGTCACGCCGAACGAAGCTATCCCGGATGAACAGCTCTACCTGCACGATTTTCTCGCGCACAGCCTCGACACTGTCTCCATAGGAACGTCCTTCAGCAACGATAGCTGTACGCATCTCAGCAACCTCTTCGGACAGCACTTCGAGCAGCTTTGCCTGCTGCGCGTCGATCTTGCTGTGCAATTCAGTACGCTGGTCGTCTATTTTTCGATGAAGCGCTTCACTCTTCTTGCTTATTTTTGCGTCTAGAAGCGTGTAAAGGTAGCGCGAAGCAGCCGCGCATATGGCGGACGTGGTCGCGACGAGAGCCGTCGCAATCTCAGCCCAATTAGGGGCGCCGCCTCCCATGTTGTCTTCCATTGCTGCAATGTACGTTGCCTAGGAGGGATTGTCCCTTTGTTGCTTGACGCCTTCCGCAAACGAAGCTTTGGCCGTGCTCGCGATCAAAGCATCTTTGATGCTGTTAGTGTTCTTCTCCAATTCGCCGATGGCGTTGCGCGTCCGCCTTGTCGCCCAAACAGTGTAGACAGACAGCAGCATATTGCCGAAAAGAGCCAGTCCAACCAGAAGCTGGGCCAGCTCGCTCATGCTAATGGAAGACTTTGGTCAACCCGCCGAACAACTCGGCGGCGACGAAGAAGGCGAAGGCAAGCCAGCCCAGATGCGCCCGGGGCCAAGCGGTGGGGCCAATAAACGCAGCAATCACTGCCAGCACAAACGAAAACACCAGCAGCACCAGACCGACGTTTTGCATGGCTTGCCTCCTGCTAGAGACGGCCCCCGCTACTTCGAGTGTGAGAAAAAGCTATTGACCGCCGCGAAGATCACGCCGACGGCTGCAGACGCAGACTGCACGTCGATCGTCCCATGCGCGTACATCGTCACAAGCGACACGATCGCCGAGAGGATCGCCGCACTGCCGATCGAAGTCGTGACCGTACCCGGGCCGCTGTCGACGAGCTGCTTTACGGTCGTGGGTTGATCAGCCATGTACCGGGTCCTTTCAGTTGTCAGGGATTGTTTGTGTCACGCCATTGCCATCTGTGATAATATTAGCACGCTTTCTCCACAGAGCGCCAGCCCCGTTTACACCCACAAACGGGTTGGCCCCTGCCGTCACAGAACCCGCGCCCCATCGGATCAAGTTGCCATCGGCGATCACTGCGCTGTCCAGCGCGCTTGGCTCAAAGCTGATCAACGGGGTAACCCCGACCGGCGCCCCGTCAACGTTGTTGTTTGAGAACGTGAAGCCGCCACGCATTTGAAAAATGACCAGCTTGTTGTCGGGCGCTAAGTTGTTGGCCGAGATACGGACCCCCTGAACCAGCACTGGCCATCCCGTGCCGGCCGCCGCCGTTGTCGTCAGGAACCGTGCCGAGTTCTCAAAGTCGCCACCAGTGATGACGATCGTGTCGTCGGGCGCGCCTAGGAAAAAGTCCGCGATCGAGTTGTTGTCGCCCAACATGTTAATGGCAACGAAAGAGCCTGCCCCTGCGCCCAAGCCTGTTGTGATGCAGTATTTTGAACCAGTCGTTCCGTTGCACTGCGAGTGCAAAAACAGGTGCGCTTTGCTCTGCGCGTTTTCGATGCTATAGGCCGCCGTGCCGTAATTGTTGACCTGCACTCGCTCAATCAGCGATGCGTCGTTGTTTCCGCCCGCGCCGTACCAGCGCATGCCGATGTCGAGGCCGCCGGGACGATTGGCCTGTAGGATCAAATCACGGAAAGCGTTGTTAGTCGTGACACCGCCGGCACCCGGCGATTGCCCTATCCCGCATGACAGCGGGAACGTTATGTCGGACCAAGTCGAGAAGTGTTCAAGCAGGCTTCCCCGGCTCGCGGTGAACTGGAACATGCAGTCGGTGGCGTTGCCGGCCCACATGAACCGGGTGCCCGCCGTGCTGAAATCCTCGCCGCAGCCCTGCCAGCGAAAGGCGCGCACGGTATTGATGAGAATTTTCCCGGTTACAGTGTATTGACCGCAGGGGCCAAGGATCGTAACGCCCGATCGATTGATGGTCATGGCGGGGATTGTCCCGGTCGGCGGAAGATTGCGCGCGTCGCAAATGCCTCCGCCGGGCGGAAGGGAAAGCGTGCATACCCAGATTTGATCGCCGACCGATCCCGGAAAGATAGAGGCGTCGATGACGGTCGCCTGAGATTTACCAATCCCCCCCTGACAAAGCAGGAAGACCAGCACCAGAAATGTGCGCCACATCAGAAATACTCGATAATCCACAAGCACCCGCCGCCGCCTTGCCCGCCTGCACCCGCCGTCCCGCCATTCTGCGTGCTGCCTCCGCCGCCGCCCGAGCCGCCGCATAGACCGCCAGTGCCGCCCGCACCGGCGGCGGTCGCATGGCTGCCCCCGCCGCCCGCACCGGATCCGCCTTGTCCTATTGGCTGAGTTGCTGCGTTGCCGGGATTTCCAGGATTGCCGGGGTTGCCGGTCGTCCCGCCTGTGCCGCCCGCGACACCCGTGCCGTCGCCTCGTCCACTAGCGGCTCCGCCTGTGCCGCCGGTCGCCATGGCGTTGCCGGCTGTAATGCCGCCACCCGTGCCGCCAGCTGAGCCTCCAAAGATAGAGCCTCGCCCACCATTTGCGGCGCCGGCCGCCGTGCTGCCTGATCCGCCAGGGCCCGCCTCAGTTGATGTAACCAGCGCGCCTGCCGCACCCGCACCGCCGGCTGTTGCGCCGAAGCCGCCCGCGGCGCCTCCGGTCGTTCCCGGACTGGTGCCGCCATCAGCTCCGTAGCCTCCGCCGCCACCGCCGCCTGAGTTGGCGGCAAGCTGACCACCGCCGCCGCCACCGCCAGCGGGGCAATAGAGCAGCGTTGCGCCAAACGTGGTTCCCGTTCCAACACCGCCGTTGCCTCCTGCAGTGGTATCGGCCGCCGCCGCAAGCCCAGCCGTGCCGCCGCCGCCCACCGTGTAATTCTGCGATGCGCCGATCTGCGCGGCGGTAAAGAACCCGGAATTCTGGGCACCACCGCCACCGGAACCACCGCCACTGACTGCAGTCGATGCCGCCTGCCGTGCGCCACCGCCCCCTCCGCCACCGCCGCCAAGGCAGTAGACCTGCACCATCTTCATGCCGGCGGTCGGCGTATAAACACCGGCACCGGCCGCTACTATGCTCGTGACTTTGGTCCCACCGCTTGCGGCGGCGCTGCTGCAAAGTTTTCCTGTCGTGTCGACGGTGATGAGACGCGTGGCCCCGGGCGCATAAGCGAGGGGCAACGATCCACACGTTTGAACAACCAGTGCGTCCTGCGCTAACGCAGGAGAGCATAAAAATGCTAGTGTGAGTAAGATTGATCCGAGAAAACGCGCCATCAGCAGGTGTTCCCGTTAACGTCGACAGTCAGCGATCGCGTGCTGCCGGCAGTGAAAGCCTGGGGAAGAACGCCGCACGTCTGCACAACGAGCGCCCCGCCACCACTCTGCGCCCTGGGGCTGATCATCGCGCCTACCAACGCCAGTGCGGCGCCGACTGAAACCACTGCAAGTATGCGCAGCATCTCGCTATCTCCGCGGTGCGACGTCTGGCCCTTGTAGCCGATCCTGGTGAATTGCACCAGCCGGATTTTGACCACCGCGCGCTTGGCCCGGCTGGGCGCCCGGTCGCGGCGTCCCCGACGTTCCCGGCCCCGCGCCTCCCGGGGCGCCCGGCGCGCCCGTTCCCTGCATGCCCTGCATTGCAACCTGCGCCTTTTTGTTCATCTGCTCGCGATGAAACAGCATGTGCGCGCGGATCGCTCCGGTCGGATCGTCGCCGCTCTCCTGCATCGCCTCCATGTGAGCCAGCATGTGTTGCTGATCGTCGTCCAGCTCGTGCACGGGCAACGTCAGCCCCATGAGCAGCATCTTGTTCTCTAGCTGCGGGTCGATCGACAATTTGTCCTTGATGCCCTTGAATATCTGCGGTGCGAGCCGCGCACCGAACGTGTTCTCGACAAGCTGCTGGATGACTGGCACGAGATCAAGCTTGTAGCCGGGCATCATGTCCGGCGGAATGCCGCGGATCACGTTGATAGTGGCGATCTGCTGCTGCATCTGCTGCGCCGAGCGCGTCGCGTCGATGCCCCACCATCGAACCTCGTAGCGCGTGCCGGAGTTGATCGGCGGCACGTCGATCATGTTGACCTTCAACCCCAGCTCGCCGTACTGCCGCACCGTCAGCGCCTTGTCGCGGAATTGGTGATCGAGATCGACGAACCACCGCAGCAAGGGCGAAAAGACTTCATCTTCGATGTTGGTCACCGCGTCAGCCGTCGCCAGAATTTCGGCCTGCTGCTCCGCCGCGATCTCCGCCTGATTGCGCTTCGTCTTGCCCCCGCTCGACTGTGCGATCATGGCCGGCGTCACTGACAACGCCTGGTAAATCTCCTGCTTGGTCGACGCCACCAGCGACAGCGCGTCCTTCCACAACTGCGGGAATTGCGCGAACTTAGTATCGTTCGGACTGGTCTGCCAGATCGCCGCGAGGTTCAACACCATCGATCCCACGCGAGGGTTCTTGCTGGGGTCCGTCATGACGATGGGCAGCAGGCCGTAGCTCGCGCTGTCCCAGCCCATGTTGACAGCATCGTTCGCCGCGTACTGCATATCGGCGACGAACTTGACCGGCGCGAGACCCTTGAACACCCCCGCGATCTTGTCCTGCGGCGCCGAGATCAGCGGTACGCGATCACACCAGTACGGGTTGCGCTTGACCGACAGGATCGTATCGCGCTCACCGCCGGCAAAGTAGATGCGACAAATGCGCTTCTCGTCGCCCTTCTTCAGATGTATCCAAACCTCGTACCCGATCAGCAGCGCCTGCCCTTCGCTCAGCGTGATGCCCGCCGCGTCAACGTGCTTCTTCACGACGTCGGGATTGTTCGGATCGAGCGCCTTCTTCATTTCCTCAAGGATGGTCTCGCCGGCTTCATCGTCGATCTCTTTGTCATCAATCATCTGGCGGACCTTCTCCTTGGTCCACCGCCGGATGATCGCCCCGCCGCCGCCCTGCGCCAAGGCGTGCTCAACGCTGTTCGCCGTCGCCGGAAACACGACCACGTCTGCGTCGGCAAGAACTTCGACGATCGGGTGCTGACTTTTCAGCTCTTCCTCGACAACGTCGTACTCGTCATCGGTGTCAAGATCGGGGTCATCGTTCTCAATCTCTTCTCCGTCGATCTCGATCGCCGTAGGCTTCTTGTAGGCAATGTATCGCGTGCTGTCAGCCCACGTCACATAGAGATTGTACTGCCCTTCGACGTCGCCATTCTTGCACACGGCCGGCGCCGCCTGGGTGCGCAGCCGCGTCCGACGAATGTAGTATTCGAGCAGCGCCATAAGCTCCCAGGGCTTCTCGTCAGACGTGATGACGTCTACGTTGCGACCGGAGCGGGGGAACATCTGGTTGACGAAGCGGGTGCGCCGCGCGTCGACCGCCGTCTTGACGATGGGGACGAAAATCTGTGCGTTGCCTGCGTAGTTCTGCCGCCCGGTAAGCTGGCAGTTGTAGCAGTCCCAATAGTCTAGCTGATCGTTGCCCCGGTCCCACTGCCCGCGAAACGCGGTCGCAGTCGTCTTCATCGCGTCAAGCACCTGCTCGCGAATGTCTTCGTCGCGGCACAGCTCTTCGTCCCGCTCCCCCCACTCGCTGTCTTCAGAAGCCGCGTCTTTCTTGCGTTCTACCGAAGCGTCATCGTCCGCCATGGTGCTGTGCCCGCGCTGACAAATACCGCCGACCCTGCGGGTCGACCGCGTAATTGCCTTCGCCGGCACTATCGCCCGAACCAGCCGCCACGGCAATAGTGCTTTCCAGCCCTTCCATTAGGACTTTGTAGGGTCCATCGTCGGCGATTTCAGTAACTCGTCCTGTATCCCCCACGGCGCGGGCATAACCGCCCGCCAATGCGTTAAGGGTCCACCGGGCTCGTGTTGACACGAGAAGAGCAGGGAAATTTCCCACCGTCCTGTCGATAAGATTTCGCAGTTCATCCCTCCCAGCAGGTTCCGCGCCGCCTTGGCTAATGCGCAGTTTAGCTCTTCGAGCTGCTGGCTGTAGTCCGATGCTGTCGAGACCAACGAAATGTCGGGACGGGGCGTAGGCATGGGTCGTTTCTCCTAACGAGGCTAGGCGGATATCTCCCGCCAGTGCGGGAAGAGTGGCGCCGGGATCACCTTCGGCCAGCCAGTCGCGGAGTACAAACACGATCCCCCCTCGACGTTGAAACAGAACAGCAGCTGTGTACTGTCTGGAAGCATTAACCGAAAGCACGCAATCGGCTCCACGTAGCAGCTCGACGTCTTCTTGGACATTCTTGAACCCGAAGTTGTCGTAGATCGGAAGGCCGGGCCGCATGCGCAGCGCGTAGGCTAGCGCATTGGCGACGTCATTCTTTCCAGTTGGATACGATAGCAGTTGCTGGAAGAGAACGGGGACGTCCTTCGCAAACTCGATCAGGCCGCTTAAAAAGAAGGGCTGCAAAGATCGGATGAATTCCAGCTTGCCGACAGGCGCAGGCATCGCAACTACAGGGATAATAGATCGTCGGAGTGTCATCTCCGCTCTTAAAGGCTGCAAGAGAAATTCTTCGAGCCCTTCTTTCTCGACACCAATCTTGATAGGCGCATATGTCTGAGCCGTCTGGAAAACATCGTTGATAATTTGGTCGGGCATCCATGCCTGCCCGTCTGCCTCCCACACGATCAGCTTCTGCCCTACCCATGAGAACACCACCTTGCCGGTGAGAGACGACGTCCGCTTGACCGTGCGCGCCGGGTCGTACATCGCATAGCACGGCTCCCATGTCCGCACGCGCAGCACTACCTTGAACGTGGCCTGCGTGAACACGCGCGTCGAGGGGTCGACTGCCTGCACCATGTACTCCTGCATGTACTCGTTGACCATGCCGGCAGCCTCGTACTCGGCTCGCGTCTGATCAATGTGCTTCAGCGAGAACCGCGACGGCCACGTTGCGCAGCGGACATTGTCAGCCTTGCGAATGAATTCCCAGGGGTACTCTCGGACAACCCAGCTGCCGGTCTTACGGAGACGAACAGCAAGGCAGTCCGGGTCAAGAAGGTTTGCAAGCATTCGCACCTTGGCTCCAGGAGCCAGCGCGGGCAGTAACGTTCGCATGATCCATCGCTGGACCTTGTCCCGGCCTTGAGGCGTCTCGACACTTTCTTCGTCTTCGACGTCATCGATCAACGCTCCATCCGGCCGTACATCGTCATGCTTCGTCCCGCGGAGAGATTGCAGGCGTCCAAATGCTTGAATAACGCAGCCATTCGTGAGGACAACTTTATCCTCGTTCCATACCGGTCCGTGAAGACTTCCGAACAGATACCCGATCCATTCGTTGAAATCGATCTCGTGCTTAATAGCCGCCAACCGCTCGCAGGCCCGCGTCGAACTTTCACCCACAATGATGAAATTCCTGAACCGTGCGAAACAAGCCGATAGGCAGACGTACTCTTCAGCGATCGTCGATTTTCCGGCGCCACGAAACGCCAGCTCGATAATTCGCTTCTCGTCTCCGTGAAGGTCATCGATCATCTCGTAATGGAAAGGCGGCGTCTCCTGCGGGTGGCGGTGCCCAAAGAGCGTCTGATGCGCCAGCCGGTGGTCCTGGGCCAGCTGGGCAATCAGACGCTCTTTGTCCGTGAGATCGGAAGGGAGCATCAACCAACGCCATCTTCGACGTCGATAATGTCTTTCGCAAGTTTCTCCAGCTCAGGGATGGCCGCCCGCATCTCGCCGGCCATCTCGTAGCATTCGCGTTCTTCTGGTTTTGGGCCGGGGCGAACTATTTCGAGAATGATGCGGTCAACAACAGCCATAACAATCTTTGCCGCCAAGGCTGTCCTCGCCTTTGAAAGTTGCGCTTCAGCGTCCAACCGTTGCTGCTGTTCACGGGCGATACGCTCTTCTCGCGCAATCGCCGAACCGAAATAGCTGCTGCCCATCTGCTATCTCCCGCGCTTCGCCCCGCGGCCCTTGCCGCCACTCGCCGACTTCGCCTTGGGCGACTTGGTCGGGGTGCCCCCGGGCGCCGTGCCCTGCTGTCCCCGGTTGAACGGCATCTTCTTTGGCTTACTGCCTTTCATCCTCGTGCTCCAAAGGGCGCGGGGTTGGTCGTCCGCGAGCCGAGCGCGCCTTCCTCGTCCTGCGTCTGCTTGGCGTCCTCGCCCGTGACGTCCTCGCCGCGCTTCTTCGCTTCCTCCCGCGCCTGCTGATTGACGTGCGAGGGGGCGTGCGGGTTGTAGCGATAGGGTTCGATCACGAATAAACCTCTCGGATGTTCTGGTGGAAATACTGCCCTGCGGAGCCGGCCGATGTAAAGCCGTCCCACACCGTCTCAGGCACATTCTCGTAGATGTAAGACCGACCCGACTTGAAGACGATCGTCAGCTCGTTGCTGTCGTCGTCCCACGTTGCGGAGAGGATCGAGGACGAATTCGTGAAGACGTGGGATCGAACCGACATGTCTGCTCTCGCGTTGTCGTTGCGCACAC